GCACGTACTTTTTGTTCTGCCATCTCAACTCTCTTTTGCAAAATCTGTTGGGAACGCATTAGGATGTAGTCATCGCTTCTTAACATCGTTTCCATTTTGTTGAAAGCGTTGATAAAGTCCATTTTAAAATTAAGGGCTTTTTTACCTGTAAATCCCATAGCAAGAAGAGTGAAGCCGTCACGGTTCATAATGAACATGGGGTACTCTTGTTTGTTTTGCGGATTGATGTAGGTTGTTTCCTCAAACATAGGGACTGCCGAATTTTCGGCACACCCCTTAATGAGGTCACGAATAGCATCTAAAACATGCCGATGCTCTTTTCCAAACTTTTCAGCCACCAACAAACTATTTGTCAGTACAAGGTCGTTTGCACCTTTGAAAACTAAATCATTCATGACTGTTAGCATTTAAGTCATTACAGGCAAACAAAAAAAGCGGTCGCCATATACGCTGCTAACAGTCCGACAAACTTTGTCACGAAGAGCAAAGTTATGACTACGTATAGGCAACCGCCAAATATCTTTAAAGTGTGAGCATAAAAAATGCCCAACTTTTATTGAGCAATTCACCGCTGCCCCACGTAACATTATAGTTTGTCAAACTGTTAGCGTTGCAAAGTTACAACAATTTCCCGAACTACCAAAGAAAAACCGGAAAATATTTTGCTAAGCCGCTTTTGTTGTGTCGGTCTTTCTTTATTCAGATGTGAGTTGCTCAGGTGATTTAGGGAGTTGTAATATTATCTTTTGTAGATATGGCAAAGCCCTTTGGTCTTTCTTTCTAAAATAGACCTGCGCTCTGCGTAAAAGCCACTTAATTGTTTTTATTCCTAAATAAATATAATGATATAACTACATGATAATTTTTATTTGTACTTTTGCGTAATAAAATCAACGTATATGTGCAGAATAAAAAATCTCCGTGTAGAACCGTTCTCTAAATTCAGTGCTGAGGAAGAGCTTGATGTATTAAACGAAATTTTCTACAAACCGCCATTTTACAATCAATTACTGAATCTCATCGTTGATGGGAACAGCCGGTTTATTTTGGGACAAAGAGGACAGGGCAAATCTGCCATTATACATAAACTGTTTCATGATTTATCGCAAAAGAACACTTTGCCGCTATTGATAACACGATATGACGGTGTTCCGCAAACAAATAATACCAAATATTTTTTATATATAATCATCCAAAACATAACTTTGGGACTTGCAAAAAGGTTTTCAGAAGATAAAAGCCTTCTGAAACATTTGTCAAAATGCCAAAGAACCAAATTCAATGTTTTATTGGAGATGTTCTATGACATTAAATGGGCACCTGATTTTGTGGAGACAGCAAATACCATAAGGAATAAGAAAAGAACAATATGGTGGCAACGAAAATGGAACAATAACTTAAAGCATATAAATGATATTGCGGACGGGGTTTTGCGTGTGACGGCAGAAATAATACGCAGAACTCTTTTCGGTGACAGTTCTTTTAATTTTGATGACGCACATCATGATTACTTCTCAACCATCAATGTAGACAAGTTTAACAGCTTCACCATTGATGGGGTTGACAATGTTGATTTAAGAGAATTGATGGATATGCTTGGATTATTATTGGATTTAAGCAAAGATGTTGGATTTGAATCCATCATTATACTTTTTGATAAGATTGACGAGTACCCGCTTCTTAAATCAGATGTAGAAAAAGTGTCTGTTTTTATGCAAGATTTATTAAGTGACACAGATTTTCTTTATACCCCAAAACTTGGTGTCGTTTTCAGCCTTTGGTCAGAGGTAAAAAGAAATCTCAACAGCAAAGGAATACGATTTGACAAATTTCAAGATGTTGATATCAGATGGAAAGATGAAGATTTGGAACGTATAATGAACCATAGACTTGCATTTTATTCCATCAATAAAGAAAGCCCTGTAACATTAGGAGCGCTTATCCCGGAAGATTCAACAAAGAAATTAGTACTTGAATTGGCGGACAAATCCCCCCCGATCATTAATATCGCTATTGAACTGTATATTTTATGCGGACGAAAGAGAGGTGATAACATCATTCTCTCCCGAGGCTATTGCAAAAGGAATGGGCCAGTTTTGCGTTAGATTTGATTACATAGCATTACTGCCTTTCAAAATAAGCAGACGTGATGATGTTTATTCATGGATAAACAAATTGCTTGCAGTACGCAAAACATCATTTACGCAAAGTGAGTACATGGAGGTGACCCAAAACAAACAGTCCACAGCACAGAACCACATAAAGGAATTAAAGAAAATCGGATATGTAAGAGATGGCCTCATACCAAGTGTCGACGGTTCGGTTTTATATGAAATAACAGAACCAAGAATAAGATATTTGATTTCTCGGGGATTAACAGCTATAGAATAAAGCCCCGAGACGATTGTCCCGGGGCCGGTCAAATTTAATCAGGTCAGTTACAACCTGTCTGCCGCTTCATTGACACGAACGGCAATATCTTTTAATGACGCTCTGAGCTTCTCACGGTCAACGTCACTAAAGTCATCGTCTTTTCCATTATTTGCACCACTGAACTTATGGTATAGCCATGAACGGCTTTTACCAAAATAATTTTTAGCCAAATATGCCCAATTAACTTCTTCGTATATGTCATCGAGCACTTGTCGTACCGTTGCACGCTGTTTCGTCTGTGATACTGTTATTTCCATATCTTTTGTTTTTTTGTGCCTCTCCATTTTCGGGGAGAGGCTGGTTAATTACTCGTTTTCCATTAATTCGTAAACCAATTCTAATATCTCTTGTTCCAAGACCCGAGCGCCATTTGGGTATGCTCTTCTGTAATTTCTGATTAATCGAATTAAGTCATCTTCTTTTTCCGTGTACTGCATATTAAACTGTTTTATTAAATTTGACAATACAAAGGTAATAACCTTTTGGTGATTACACAAATTATTTATGTTAAAAAATCACCAAAAGATGTATTGGCGTTTACTATATTTTTTATGCGGTCTATTGGAAGCGAACTGGCTACGGTGTGATTGGCTGTCTTTTGATTCTAAAACCCACCGAATTTAATGGATTTAGAATCGGGAGGCCGTAATATTTTTCACGTTCTTTATAATAAACCACTGCAAAGACAAACGTATTTCACACTTTTTGGATATTTGCCGAATTTTGCGAAAAAATTTCCTTTTTATCGGAAAGTAACTTTTTGCAGGGATATTTGCTATGGGTATCTTTGCAGCACGGTCCGATATTGGGCCGCAACCAACACAAAAACACAAAATATTTATGTCAGACACAAAAATTTTTTCCTTGGGTGACAACAGTGGATTGTGCGGCTGAGGCATGGCCGGCCTTATCGCATCGCTCTGTCAGAACCGCGGCCTTGACCCCAACATGGTGGCCGCAATGATGAACAACAACCGTGGCAACGGAGGTTGGGGCGACATGGGAGCATGGTGGATTGTAATTCTCCTTATTTTCGGATGGGGCGGTTTCGGTAACAGCTTCGGCGGCGGTTTCGGCGGTCGCGGCTCGGCACAGGGACTTGCGGACCTCGGCAACCTCGTGAACAACGACGCAGGACGCGAACTGCTCATGCAGGCTATCCAAGGTAACGGACAGGCCATTTCACAGCTTGCGTCGACTTTGCATTGTGACGTGAACGCATTGAACGGTGCAATCAACAACCTCTCCACACAGCTCGGACAGCTCGGTCTCGGCCAACGCGACATCATAGCTGCCATGCAGAGCGGAAATACAGCCATTATGAGCAAGTTGTGTGATTGCTGCTGCGAGAACCGTCTTGCAATCAGCCAGCAGACAAACACCTTGCAGGGTGCAATCAACACTCTGTCAACAGGTGTCGAGCGTGGCTTTGCGGCTACCAATTATGCCACAACACAACAGACATGCGAGATTAAGAACGCCATTGCCGCACAGACACAGGTAATAAACGATAAGTTTTGCGCGTTGGAGATGCGCGAGATGCAGCGTGAGAACCAGAACTTGCGTGACCAGGTGCAGGCGTTCCAGCTCTCGGCATCGCAGCAACAGCAGACCGCAAATCTTGTCGCACAGCTCCGTCCGTGCCCTTCACCGGCGTATGTAGTCCCCAACCCGTTCGGTTGTGGATGCAACAACTACGGCTATCCGTTTAACGGGAACAATTGCGGCAGCTGCAACAACAACGGCTGCGGATGCAGATAAACAGTGTTTTAGTTAAATTTCAAAATTGGAATAATTATGGCGGTTTATCTATCACCGGTCGGAGCGAGTGCAGCTCCGGCCGCAAACGAGCTAAGACTGTTGGCCGTGATGAAAGAGCAGTTGTGCAAGGGGTACTGCGTGGATTCGACAGTGCAGCCGCAGACAACCTTGACATACAAGAACGGCACGCCAAGGCTTGTAGGCACGACAATCTTCATTCCTGTAACCGCGACAATATCGGTGGTTGTACCGACAGGGTGTTGCGGTGCGCACACACAGGTTTTCACAGAGACCTTTGTCGTGGCTTTCCAAGGATATTCGAGCCTGCCGACATCGGTAACCGTGACAAATCTCGGACGTGACATACAGCCGAGCTGCATCAGATGCGGATGCGCATACGGTGTGACAGTGAACGATTCCCTGCAGATCACGATTGCGGCAACGGCAGCGACAGCACCAGCAACGGAGGTTACGACAGGTGGCAGTGAGTAAATAATTGAATTAAAAACAAACAATACAGATATGTTTTCATCATCAAGAGTAAACCAGACAATATATATCCTGTACAAGGAGAGTGTGCCACGGATTGAGATCGGCAATATAACTCAGGTGACACAGCCGGTTTTCAAGTTTCCTACGGCACCGCAGTACGGGCAGATGCAGGAACAGGTCGTCGACGTGTATGTCAACGTCAACGGTGCCCAGCGTCAGTTCCAACAGCTTCCGGCCAACAAGGAAAGTGCGGATTTCGGTACAGGAAATGTGTTCGTGACGATAAGCCGCGATGCGATGAACGCGGAAATCAGCAGTCTCAAGAATGAATCTGTCGGCATAATCAACCGTGTCGACGAAGAGCGGCAGAAGATAGCCAGATATGACGAAATCCTTATGCAGCTCAATCCGGAGTTTGCCGAAAAGCAGAGACAGGATAAGAAAATCACGATACTGGAAACACAGGTTGCGGAATTGAAGCAAAGCAGCTCAAACATAGAGAGCGTGATGACCCGTATATTGGAAAAACTTGAAAATGATGAAAGCAAATTGATCAAAAAAGAAAAATAATATGGGCTATATGATTCAGATAACAGAGGATTCGGCAATGGACTTGAAAGAGCATGCCAAGAAAATCCTGAAACACGGCAAGGAACTCTTCGAGTGTATAGAGGAGCTTTGCGAGGACAGAGGCTCTATGGGCGAACGTGGGGGCGGCTACAGAAACAATGGAGGCGGCCGTTACGGCAACCGTGGAGGTTACAGCGGTGGCGGAAACTACGGCAACCGCATGAACTATCGTGAAGAGGAAGAATATGACGACTACGACGGTCCGTACATGGACGAGCGCCGTGGTGTACGCGGGACGGGCCGGTATTCACGATACGGCCGTTAAGTATTAACCAAGGGGCAACTGGCGGGAATTGCCTGTCAGTTGCCCTTAAACAGAACGATTTATGGACAGAGTGGCATTGGATACTTATGAGTTGATACCGCATGACATGCGGGCTTACCTGAGGAACTGGGGATACCATTTCAACAAAAAAGCCGTGGAACTGGCCATACGTGGCATGAAACGCATGAACCATACTACGGGAAAGGCCGAGCGGATAGAACCCGTGAGCAAGGAACAGATAGAGGAGATGATGCAGAAGTACGGCATAAAGATTGAGGACAACAACGGCTATGACTTTGTGTATTACTTCCATCAGGGAAAAGCGGACCTGTACAAATCGAGCATAGCTGACGAGCAGCGCCTGTGCATGTATGTGTCGGACATGATAAACGATGCTGACATGAAGGGCGGCAATGCTTTCCGGCATTGGCTCGTCGATATGGACGCAAAAGGAATCGGCATCGAATGGTCTGAGCTGATATGATAAGGCAGGACATACGGCTGGAGGCAGAACAGTGGGATATCACCGTGTTCTATGCCGTGACGCATTATGAGATGGATGAGATTATGAAAACTCTCATAGAAGCAGGATGTGAAGGTCGTAATCTTGAACTGGCATACCGTAACCTGACAGCGGGAATGATGGACACTGGACTGTGTTTCTCGGGAAAAGGGAAGTCGGTAGTGGTGATAAGTGTGGCATCGAGCGCGCGACAGTTCATGAACAGCATGGCCCACGAGCTGCACCATCTGTCAAGCCATATCGCAAAGGCTGTGGGATATGACCTGTTGGGCGAGGAAGTATGTTATATGACCGGTGAGATAGCTGAAAGAATGCACACGGTGGCGGGAAGATATCTGTGTGAATGTTGCAGATGAAAGAGAATATAAACACCAAATAACAAAAAGATATGAATTCAAAATTGGAACTGAGAAACGAGGCCGTGCGACTGGCCGTGAACGTGAAGGACGTAACCTCCGAGAATGTAATCGAGGTAAGCCGGAAAATAGAAACGTACATCCTTGGAGATGCGGAACTGCCCGAATATTTTGACACGCAAAAAAATCTCCAGGAAATGTTTGCGACAATGTCAAGAACCAACAGTTTTTGTAAAGGGGTGAAAGATTATGAAAACAGCGAAAAAAAAGCGGAGACAACAGATAAGACACAACCTAATTGAACGTAGACGGTATATTGAAAGTGGATATGTAAGTTTTATCCTTCATTAATGCTGCAAAAGGCACCCTTTTTCCATCAAGGATTACCAAAAGCAAGAAAGGTGTAGGGCTTTGATTTCCTACACCTTTTCTTGTCACCAAAAAACAAATATCCAGCCACAACAACCATTTTGTTTATATGAGTAAAAAGCGTGGGGACTTTAACTCGCGACAGTATGTAATCGGAATACATTCATAATATATCCGTTTTTTACAACTTTCCAGTAATATTGTTCGGTCTTGCCCCTTTTAACCATGACCTCAGGTTGATACGTTCCTGCTTGGGCCCAAACGTTTCCATCCATTGCCTATACCATGCGTAAAACTCTTCGTAACTCATGGCATTATCCACAATCTGCACTATTTCTTCCATACAGAGGAAATAGTCGTTTATCCCTACCGCAAGCACGCCGCCGATTTCGTTACCGACCCAATAAGAATCATCACGGTTCATAAACCCGAGTTGAGCCAATAACCGTTGGGCGTAAGCCTCACACACCGCTTCATATGCGGCATGAAGTGTTTTCGGCGTTGATGTGTGTATTGCTCTTATAAGTTCTGTCTGCTTCATATTTAATTCATTTTCACTTCAATATTATTACATTTTCAAGCTCCTCAAATTCTGTTATCACTCCCGTTGGGTTGATGCACTTTACATCCTTCCCCTTGTTGTCTACCTTTCTAAGAAGGTGGATAAGTTCTATTACTGTCATTACCGTATTTTATTATTAATTTATTTTTTGACATTTACTTAAAATCCAACTTTTGTTGCAGAAAATTTTCGGCGTACCATTTTTTATAATTGTCGCCACTTATCCAATAATCGAATATTTCTTCAGGCGTATGTTTCCATACGAGAAAGCTTTCCTTTCTGTTTGCTTTTATTGCCTTTATTGATTTTATTGCCTTTATCCAATTACGATAGACATGTGGGTATCTTCTGATTTCTGCAAGTTTCTCAGATTTGTTGCCGTTCATCGGACAACAGATACATCCGATACGTCTTGCCCCCTCGTCATACAACTTACAATACAACAAGTTACGGTCGTTGAGATATTCCCACACTTCTTTTTCAGTCCATGTGATGATTGGCGAGACGATTATATTCTCTTTGCCCTTGATACATTTCGATGTGGTTTCCGTGTAGTCGGAATATTCATTGTAGAACTCATCTTCCGTACCGGAGAACTTATGACCGGATATTTCCATTTCATTGCGTTTACTGCGCTTGAAACTTTCAGAATGGCGTACACCTATAACTTGTACTGTGTTGGCGAATTTCGTTTCTTTCAAATCATTACAACACCAACGAGCACGTCGTGTAGGTAAATAACAATGTTTTACTGCAAGGTTGTATATGCTGTCTTTCGGTTTTAACAGTTCAACCTCGGGATAATTACTTTTGACAAATCGTATAACCTCAGGCGGGTCAATGCTCGTAAGTGACATAAAGGCATAATGCTTCACACCGGCTTCCTTGGCCAGCTGTAAAATACACTGGCTGTCCTTGCCGCCTGAGAAAGCCACATGATACCCTTTGTCGGAGTATTTGAGGGCTATCCGCTCACCTTTTTGCAATAAAGCGATGGAATGGTCTATTTTTGTTTGTAATGTTTTGCTAATCATTTGTGATTTTTTTTACTGCCAGTTTTTCGGGGGGTATCGTGAATGTTGCCGATAATTACGATGTCTCGTTCAGTTTCCAGCCAATCCCCAAGTGGTTTTAATCCCAACATTTGTTCAAAAGAGAAACGAATACAGAATGCTGCAACGGATTCATTCCACTTGACTTCGCAAACTCCGTTTCTTCCATGGCCGCCCAACTTCAGAATATCTCCTTCATATATTTCCTTGCCGTCCTTGTCATACAGCCCTGTGAACTGGCCGACGGTATCTTCAACCACACAGATTTCTTGGTAAGCAACTTTGCCCTCATCATTGGGATAATGTCGAATAATTGATGGGAAATACCCCAAACGTTGCCTTAAGTCTCCATATAACCATTCGCCTGTATGAAAATCTTTACCTCTGAATTTAATAGTTTTCATATCTTTTTACTTTACAAGTTCAAAATCATAAACACACACATAGGGATTGCGCTCCCATGTCAACTTACCCGAGATTTTATCTATCAGATCAGCATAGGCTTGTTGTGGTGTATCATACACAAGTCCCCAACCAATTTTATTGGCACACTCTTTTGCATATGCACTCGGATAATAATATGGGACTTCAATATTGGGGTATTTGCGTAACAATTTCAACACTCCCTCTGCTATACAATCCTCATCAGATATGTCCCCCCCAAGTCGGCTGTTCTAACTTGATAGCCCACAATAGGTCTATTCTTTTTTGCTTCATCTTTTTTTCTTGTTTTTTTAGAAATTCCTCAATTATCTCAAATGGTGCCTGTAGCTTCTGACTTTCCGTTTAACTCCTCGCCTGTGCGAGGTTTAAACATAAAGTCAGTCCATTCCTCAAAGAATTGTCGCCCTGCGTATTTGGCGAGTTCCTGAGTTCTGAAGGCAAGCCGAGCACCGTTGGCGGTATGCGAGTGCGAAGCATCGTAACTCGCATAGACGTGCACGAAGCCGTAGACCGCATTCGTGTAACCGCCGGAACGAAGAACACAACGACTTTTCTGTTCGTCATTCATCTTGTCGTCTTCCTTCTGCGTATACATACAGAACCAAGGGTAGTACCGGTATTCGCCTTTCTCAAACTTTGGCTTCCATCCCTCGTTGAGAGCTTCTGCAATAACTCGGAGTTTGAGGTAAGCCACTACATCCTTTCCAAGTTTCTCATACTCTTTGAAGAAATCATCACATATCTCTTCCTCGGGAGTTCCAAGCTCACGCAGCGCATCTTCAAACGTCTTGATACGCTCTTTTATGTCTTTTGGTCTGTCGTCTACCAATGTCAGCACACCGTTCACCCATTCGGCTTTTTTGCCGGCAGGGACTTTAATAATAATCTCTTCCATATAATTATCTTTGTTCTGTTAGCTCGTTAATAGCTTTGGTTACTTTTTTGACATAATCTTTCGTCATTTCGATGAAATGCACGTTCTTATTCTTGGCAAGAGCATAGATTATGAGCGGGTTGTGAATTACCGCTATAATCTGTGTATTCGGCTTGTGGAAAGATAGAATGGATTTTAAATCCTCAATGTTGTCTATTGACAGGTTCCTGTCCGGCTCGTCCATGAGTATCGTCCACTCGTCATGTCTGTCAATATGATGCTTTTCAATATATTCACAATACTCATGATAGTTTTCCTCGAATTGTCTATAGTTGAAAAACTTGTCTGTCTTTTTGTTGAAAATGTAATTAAATAAATGTGAGACAGACATGCTTACTGCTTCGCCTGTAGAAGAACTATTCTGTTCAATGAACATGCCAAAATTTTCAAAGCTGTCAAGTACCGAATCTTTCGTTTTTTCGTCACAGTGGCACAATCGGTATGTGTTCCTTGTATAATCAGCATATACACCCACTCCGTCAAGCATCTTATTTTCCATGAAATCCGTAAACAGGGAATTGATGTTACAATTATACATTCCTGCAGCGCAGGACATTTCATCAACAAGCAGATATTTCTCAATTATTTTAAGAAGCGTTGTTTTACCACTGCCATTTTCTCCGACAATGATGTTCACTCCAGTATGGAACTCATAAGACTTTCCATTATTGAAAGTATCAAGCGATGACAAGTAACGTACAGGTGACTTTGTGTTGTCGTATATTACTACTTTTTCAACCATAATCAATCTTGTTTTAAATATTATCTGTTAATTTCATACATCGAATTTATTTTTATTATTCTTCTGTATTTTCCATCCTCACTATTTTCAATATATCTTCAAGCTGTTGGATGGAGAGTGTTTTAAAACGTATATCTCCGCATTTCCTAACCAACTCAATGTGCTTTCGTTCAAGTGCGATACGTTCTATATCTTCGGGTGTGGCATATCTTGCATGAACGTAGCCGCGTCCCTGTTCACACCCGTCCTTTTTTCTGAATTTATATCCTCTTTTCGTTACAAACAATGTGGCGGTAACACGTATTACCTCTTCAATGTCATCATGCCATGCGTAGCCTAACACCACTTTGTCTCCGACCTTTACGTTTTCAAAATTTTCCATTTTTCATTTTTATTGGTTTCCTTTTATTGTTATGTCTTTGGGTATCGGTTGTTTTGTCGTTTTGGAATTCATTTGTTTATTTCACGTTCGTATTGTTCTATGATACGGAATATCTCGTATGCAACCTGCGGCACCCATGCGTTGCCAAGCGCCTTTATGGATTCTTGTCTCCATCGAGAAAAGGAGATACCAACCAATCGAGAGGAAAGCTCATCATCTCGGCTACAAACAGGGGATTGAGTTGGGAAGTCCGACCACGTGTCTGCTGGCAATGCTGACCCAGCATTACGGGAATGTTGGATAAAACGTCGTTTCTGGTTTTCCCGTTCTTTCTCATCATGCCCTTTGGAGATACCGACGATTTCCAATCTCTCATTGTCGGTGTTGGCAACAAGTTCATCTTGGCACTCATGGCCAAAGTCGGCCGCTCGCTCGCATTCGGGGATCGGCTCTTGTTTATACAGCCGCTTCCACTGTCTATTGAGGTCGGTGTTGGCAGCATCTTCAACGGCATGAACTCTGTCTTTCCTTGCGCATTGCAACGTTTCATCCCCTGTGTCTGGACGGTCGGTAGCATCACGCTTTGCGAGAAACCATACTCTATCCCGTCTGTGGGGCGCTCCAACGGCACAAGCCGGAATAACAAACGGCTGGACGGAATATCTTTCACATTCAAGACTTTCACAGATGTCGTCGACTGTATACCGCTGTTCCTCTCTATATAAGTGATTCTCCTCAAAAATATCGCTTGTGCGTCCCATTTCAACCGCTTCGCCGGGCTGAACCATCGAGAGGATTCCATAAACATTCTCGCCAACGACCCAAGCGGGCTGTATCTCGTGTATCGCTCGCAGCATCTCCGGCCAGAGCGCACGGTTATCTGAATCTCCTCTTCTCTGTCCAGCGAGACTATAGGGTTGACATGGAAATCCTGCCGTGAGTACGTCCACCTTGCCCCCCCATTTTGTAAAATCTGTTTTTGTGATGTCTTCATAACTTTCAGAATTAGGATACCAATATTCCAAAACTTTCCGCCCGAACGGGTTAATTTCACAGTGGAAAATATTTTCCCACCCCATTTGCGTGGCGGCAATCTCTGCGCCGCCGATACCGCTGAAAAGGCTCGCGTGTGTCTTGATAGTCATTCTGTAACATTATTTTTCTTATTGTCTTTAAGTGACGGACAAGCCCATGCCCATGCCTGTTTCAAGCAACGGTACAGCTCTTTCTTTTCGTCTTTGTCGCAAAAATCAAATTCGAGCACGAAATCAATAAAACCAAATGTATCAGCTCGGAATCGAGATTTATGATATTTCTTTTCCATCAATGGGTTAATTTTTAAATTTTCAAATCATTTAAATGTTCATGTAATTATATTGCCGACTATCTTTTCACTTTTGGTGATACGCTTCATTTTTTGTTAAGCCATAAGTAACCGCCAACTTTGAGGTTTTCGGGCAGCTTGTTTCTTGAATATCTGGAATGTCTTACAGACATTCCATCATGTCAAACAATGTAGGAGCTGTTACATCGTTTTCCGCTTCTCGCAAATAGGTAATGCCATCACGCCAATAATCGTAATGTTTTTATTTATAATAACTCTTCTTTTAAATACGTCCTTTTACACTATTTTCAAATCCATGTTCACGCTTAATCCAGCTTTTGCCACATATGCCCGCTTTCCCGTTGCCTCACGCACACGCATTACGAAGTTACGCTCATCGGTAACTCCTTTGAAGTTTTCGATAGTGATTTTTCTGAAAATTATTTTCATATCTTTACAAAATTATTCAACTTCCTTTACTTTTCCGTCCACTAACATATACCATGTATCTGGCTTTATGTCTATTCCGTCAACTTTTACAGCTTTTACACTTACTATATTGTAATCTTTATCACGTTCCGTTAGAACCAGCCAACAACCTAATACACCGCGAGCTTTACTTTCTTTGCCTGTTACAATGGCTATACTTTCTTTGCCCTTAACATCTGCTGCTGACCAGTCGCCCGTGTTTGTGGCTGCTGACCAGTTGCCCGTGTTTGTGGCTGCTGACCTGTTGCCCGTGTTTGTGGCTGCTGAACTGTTGCCCGTGTTTGTGGCTGCTGAACTGTTGCCCGTGTTTGTGGCTGAACTATCAGCCCATTTTACTTTATCAAATATGAATTTAACACCCGCTTTTATCAATCCGTTTAATCCGATTTCTGTTTCAATATGTATATGCGACGAGGCTGTCTTATCTCCATTTTCTTGTATTTCTCCACTTTGTGTGACAGTGCAATATCTATGCAAATTTCCGTTGTTATCAACAGGCGAATAATAACCCCAAACATCAAATGGGTACTTACAGGCATGAAATCCCTTATTGCATATTTTCACATCACCGTCTAATGTATATTCTTTGCCAATTTCATATTGGAAACCTCTGCATTTTAAATCTTTGTCAAAGCCTTTATATGCCTTTTGTTTATTGTCTTTTTCCATAATGTTTTTGTTTTTCATTTTCTGAATGTTTTCCGCGCATTTCAACAAAATAGACCATCTCCTTGCACCGGTTATATGTTTGTAAAATCCTGTCTCCACCAAAAAGTCCGTCCGTCTCACATATAGGCACGTTTTGATATTCAACATATATTCCGACCAACGTACAATACATGCCGTTTAAGCAATTGCGGATGTGTCCACAGCTCTTGCAAATATCGTTCATATGCCCGCTTCCTTTTCCCATTGCTCTATTTTCTTTTTAAGCCGTGGATATTCGGTACGCCGGGCTATACGATAAGCGTTGTATGTCAAGTTATTGGCCTCGTTCGGCATATTGGGCATATAGTCAAAGACCTTGCCCATGTGGTTGACGAAGTTCTTTACAAGTCTAATGTCAGATGCTGTCATGACTTGGTGTGGTAAGGTGTTTTCTGATCTCATTGTATTTCTTATTTTTGTTCGTTTAATGGATGTGGCTTTATCTCGCCGTATGTATTCATGCAATAATCTTCCCATGAGATAGCATTTCTTCGGTTTTCCTCATACTGCTTTTCCCTTTCCTCGCTTTCCTTGTGGTCGTATACGGCGGCTCTTTCTCGAAGAAAGTCACGCAATGAAGTAGTTATGACAAGCGGGTCAACAGAACCGTAAAATCTGCCATATCTGCCCGACTTGAAACGATGAAAGAACAGCATTAATTCAGTAACCGACAGATAATGAAATTCCATCGCGATGACACCTGCACACATCTCAAGAGAATGTCCCTCTAATTTATCTTTGCATCCGCTGTATTCAGAGAGGTTATATAATTGCGGAATAAGCCACATTATAGCGGTGTTTTCACCGTATGTCATGTTCAGTTGTCCAAGAGTAGGCGCACCGCCGAAAAAACAGACATCGGGGGTTCCGCAAATGATTTTCTGCGTGTCGGGGTTAAACTCGGACAAAAATGCTTCCCTCTGCCCGTATGCCGCTATGATTTCATTCTTTTTCTTCTGCTGCAAGTCTGTCAATAATGTTTGCCGCATCTTGCGCCCTTGCTTCCGAAGTATATCTGTTATTCTTTGTGCCATTCCCTTTGCTGTAAAATTGATTTTCTTTTGACGCCCATGTCCTAAGCCTCTTTCCAACTTCCCATGTCCGTTCAAGCTCATATCGCATTTTTGTATTTGATTTATTGAACTCTGACCAATAGTCGAAAAACGCCCTTATCATGTCTTTTCCGTATTGTGTCACGAAAGGAATGAGCGAATTATAGAAATCCTCTTTCCGTTCTTTCAAGAGAGCGGCGGCGTGAGCCGCATCTTTTTTCTTTTTACTTTCTTTTTTTATATTATCATTCTTAATATCATTATCACAATCATTATCAGATGCATTTGTATCGTTTGTATGAATTTGTATGCATTTGTATCGTTCCCATCGTTTGTTGGCTGCATCTGAACGTTTCTTGCAAACCTGTTCGTACTTTCTCAAATCCTTATTGAGTGCCGTTTTCGCAAAGTTGAACGCAAGCATTGCCATCGGTTTGAGGTCAGATGATTTCCCCGATATGCCATACTCTATTATGGCTTCGTAAATCTCCAGCCTCACCTCGTCCGGCAATCCGCTTATAGCGTCTCTCCATTCTTTGCGAAACACGAATGAATCCTTGTCCATATCATAATAATATTACGTTGGTTAATTGCCGCCCTCTCGAATATACGGCCCATTTGCCGTTGCCACCATCATGAAGACGTAAATCGCTTACCTTACCGAAGCGGTTGATGTTGCCACATAAGTCGATATACCATGCACTCCGTTTGTCTGGATGCGGCCTGATACATCTTCCCACTATCTGATAGTACATGGCAAGCGACATCGTAGGTCGCGCCATAACTACAGTGTCAAGCTCAGGATAGTCAAAGCCACAAACCAACACCCCGACATTGGCAACGACTTGTATATCTCCTGTCTTGAACGCCTCGAGAATCCTGTCACGCTCATTTTTAGGAGTATCGCCAGATACGATAGCGCATCCGGGGATAGACCATGTAAGGCGCTCCGCTTCTTTGAGAAAGCGTGTAAATACAAGTATGCCCTTACGCTTGCCTCCTATCTTGGGGTGCATCAGCCGTTGGACGATATGAACAAGATAACCGTAGAAATCTATTCTGTAGTATTCTTTCAGTACCGACTTATCGGTGTAATCGGCCCCGGTGGAATTAATTTGTAGGTTTAGTTCGTTCCATCCGATAGGAGACATCGGGAAATACTCCACATTGGCAAGGAAGCCCATGTCAAGCAATGTAGACACTTGCACATGATATATCACCTTCGAGAACACCTTGGGGTTCGTCCGTGTGATAAACTTAAGCATCGAGCCGAAGCGGTTGGACGACAGTCGATAAGGTGTCGCGCTAAGACCGATAAGCTTGCACTTTATTGCTGATAGGAACGTCTTGTACATACCTTCTTTGGCGTTCACGAGATGACATTCGTCGACTATTATATATCGGAAATGCTCAAAAGCGTTAATGTGGTTTATCGCCGAGCCTATCGTGGCGAATGTTATCTTCGCTATATTCTTCTGCCCTACCGATGCCGAATATACAGCGCAGTCAAACGGACATATATTCTGCATCTTCTCGTAGTTCTGTATGAGAATCTCACGCGAGGGGCAGAAGATAAGCACACTGTTGTTAAGACGGTTTGCTATATCGGCAATAATCCAAGACTTGCCGCCTCCGGTAGGTATGACTATCACCCCGTTACATTTGATGCCGGGGTCAAGGAAAAAGGCCACCGCCTTGTCAGATGCGGCCTTTTGGTAATCTCTGAGTTGGATTTTCATAATCATATATCTTTAAGGTAATTTTTCACCACCTCCATAAACTCCTCAAGCGAGCGCACCACGACATACTTGTAGTTGTCTTTGGTAATAAGCTCGCTCCATCTGCGCTGCGTGTCCGACTGCCGGCCCGAGGGCGTCTTCATCTCGATGAGCAACGCCCCGTAAAACTTCGTGCTCTTCAACAATATCAAGTCGGCAACACCGGCCAATACACCTTCAGCTTTAAGCCTCGCACCGGTAGTTTTGTCGCGGCGCCCGCCGTTGGGCACGGCAAACAGTGTATGACTAATATTCGGATATGACGTACGGAACCAATTCACACAGGCTACCTGTAAAAGATGCTCTTCGTCTTTAGGTTTCGTCCGTCGGACAGGCTTGCCAACATATTGTTTCAAAAACTCGTCGTATTTCATAAATACTGTTTGTTTCTTTCTATCTCTGCTTCCATCCGGTTGATAAACGCGGTGTCTTCGGGACTCGGTATATATATGCCGGCGACATCGGATGCCCACACAAGAAAGCGGTCTATAGCTGTTTTGGCCTCGTCCTTGGATATGTTTGCCCACGATTTCAGCCACCTCACACGTTCGCCCGTTATCTTGTCCTTTTTTTCACAAACGAAAATGTCGGGGTTGACAACTGTTTTGAAATATCTGCGTTTGCAGAACTCCAAACGCTCTCCTATCTGTAAGGCGAAATAGGACAGCGCCACATGCAGGTATCTGTTCTGCTTTATTGTCTTCGTCCGGCGCTTCTCACTAAGGTCTATTGTCGCGTTGTGGTTGATAAGATATTCGAGGCGTGTACGTGCCTGCATTGCTTGCAGGGCTTCCGATGTGTCATATATCATAATCAGAATGGGGGAGCTTCATAGTTGGTTTGACTGTTGCCGTACTGGCCCTGTTGTGCAGGCTGTGGAGCTCCTGCATAGGGATTGGCCGGTACTGGAGGATACGAGGCGCCCTCAGCACCGGTATTTGGTCTTGGCTTTGGGGCCGGTGTAGGTGAGGGTGTGGCAATGGTGGTGTTGCCGTAGAGCTCAATGCGGAAACCGCGCACCGATGTGAAATATGCAGGCTTGCCCGTTGTCTGATCAATATATTCGCATCCGTTAAGGTCGAACTGAATTAATACTGACTGCCCTACGGCAAAGTTGTTGAGATTCCGACAAACGCTCTCGCCTGAAAACTCTATCTTCGGGGTATTTCCTGTCTCTGTGAGATGCCCGTCGTTAGGATCGAAACGAAAAGTGTTGATTACTACCTCACGCTTGAATACCGTGTTGCCTGTTCTTGTTTGGATTGTTTTTACGGCACCTATGAACTTGATTCTTCCTGTTATTGTATAAGCCATTTTTTATAATAATTTCAGTGTCAGACTTTCTGAAGTCTTCGTTATTTTCAAATATTGGTGGTATATCTCCGGATGTTCTTCTTTCAGCCTTGCCGTATCTACAGATTCGCGTGTGCCTGCCGCCTTGCGGATAAGGTGTATTGAAGTGCCCTTGAAAGATTTGATGTCGTACTTCCTCATCATTTCCAATATGCCAGACATGGCTTTCTTCTTTTGTTCTGTAGCTTCTTTAAGGCGCAGTTCGATGTCCGCAAGCATCTTTTGTGCATCGAGGATCTCGGCAGGATAGGCGGTGAAAGGATTTTTGAACTGCCGACCCTCACGCTCGCAGAGCAGAAGGTCTTTTACTACATCCACATCTATGCGGGCCACATCTTTAAACAAGGATTTCTCACCCCGGAGCCACAGCACCCGCAGCCCGCCAACCTTCAGTTCGGGGTTTTGCAACTCAAATAGATACGCATAAACACTCAACTGCCACCGTACATATTCTATGTTCGGGGTGTATGTCGTCTTCACGTCGACAAGATATACTTTATTCTCCTTGTCGGTCATTACTATGTCAATGTTCGATGCGAAATATTCACCGTCACTTACCGTATACTCGTTGCATACCGTTGCCAGCCCGTTGTCATCCTTTATCCTGATGTACGATGCCAGCTCGGCTGATTGTACACTTGCCATAAAGCCGCTGTCGTACAGCTCTATCGACTGATGGACGGCAGTGCCTCGTTCGGCGGCACGTCTAAGGGTGGATTCGGGGACGTTGGCATATTCATCGGGGAATAATTGTCTGCGCAGCATATTTGTGATACCGTGAAGTTCCTTCCCGTTCAAGCTGTAAGTGTGGCGTTCTTCATTGAACGCCACACCCGATTTTACAAGTTCTATCATGCGCCCATTGTTTTAAGTTCGTTTTTTCTTGTGCTAATGGCGTTTACAAATTGCGGATATGGCTGCAAGCCCGGCAGGCTGTTCCATAGCTCCTTAAGTTGTTGCGTCGTGACACATAATTTTATCTGTGCAATGGCATCTTCAATGGCATTCTGCACCTCTTGTGACAGAGGTTGTGTCGGGGTGGACTGCTGTGTCGGCTTGACGCCAGCCGTTTCATATTTCGTACCGTATGCCATATCTTTGCTAAAATATACATCAGCACCGACACCCAGTGCTTTGGCAGCCACCGATATGGCATCAGTAAGTGCCATCTTGTGACACTCGTCTGACACATACGGCCCGTTGCGCTCCATAGTCATAAACGACGAGCCGCCCGTGCCGGGTATAGGCTCGCTCCATTTACCATCCATGCATATATACAGGTTGATGTTGCAGAAAGCCTTTATCTCTGCGCCAGCCGTTTCAAGCCACTGCTTCGCTATCTCGTAACGCCATCCGAATCCGCAGGGGCCGAACATCTCAGTGAGGATTTTGATTCGCCATATCGGGTTGATATCTGTCATTCCCTTCAGACGGCCGGCAGCTATCGTCTTTTTAGCAGTGTCCGGCACTACCCGCACAACCTCGTAGATGGCGAGATTGTCCTTTTTTCCTTCTTTCTCTTTCATCTTTTATTTGCATTTTATCATTTTATTTATCTTTTTGGGCATACCGCCCAATGGAATGAAATGCTCACACAGTGAACCGTGGGACGACACATTGCAATCTCCCGTAATCTCACATCGCGCTACAACGGGATTGAACGGGCTTGAACGCATTAGATATGCGTGGGCACAATCGTAACATCTATGAATTGGTACTGTCGTTTTTCCCCTTTTCATCTTTTTGAAAAAAAGTCTTTGAATATTTCACTTTTATACTGCCCTTGTGTAAGTTCAATAATCTCCCTTATGGTATATTTCTCTCTCTTGTCCTTTTCGGGCAGGATGTCTTCACAGAAATGCCTTGTACCTGTCGAGCACGCGCCCGTTATGACACGGTAGCACTCCACGGCCTCACCGTATGTCAGTTCGCTGTCAGGCGTGAGATTCTCATACTCGGACTTATCTCGGTCACAGATTTTGTACACAAGGTCATGGCGGGCCTCTTCAATAGTCTCGCCATGGGCATAGTGGTATTCACCGTCGGTGACGATATACATTTGCTTGTTGCTGCCGAGCTGATGCACATGCCACACTTTTCCGTGATGTGCGTCCACAACAGAGAAAATTCCATCAACCTTGATGTATTTCCGGCCACTCCAAGACCATTCAACAGCCATATTCCGCAAGGCATGTATCTTACGTTTTATATCGGCTGGAATTACATTATTGACAACAGAATTTTGAAGATGTATGCCCTTGAGGTAGAGGTAACCGCCCACTGTAAGGTTCTCCGGCAGGGAGGTGATGCCTGTGCAGCCCTTGAGGTCGAGGTAACCGTTCCTAATTTGTTCTTCTGTTTTTCCGACTATCTTGCAGAAATCGGACATTGATATTGGTTTGCTCATATTGTTGTTTTATTTGTGAATTATTGTTGTAATGATAACAATATAGATTATATTTCCAATTTAAAAAATCCGGCTCCTGTCTCGCGACAATCCGGACTTAATGAAAAAAAATAATATTTCAGTATTTAATGTTTATGTGATAGCAGCCGGAATCGAACCGACATCGAGGGCAACCGTTAAGGATATGGCAGCCATTCCCATATTACGCCACACGCTATCGAGAATTTATATTATTCAAAGTTGCTCGTCTTTCCGAGCCGCCAGATTGTTTGCCTGCCAACAGTATAAAAAAAGGAATCGAACCTTTCGCTCACTTACCACAACCTCAATCAACGAGCCGAGTTGAACGGCATTAGTGGGCAAGCGGGACTTGAACCCGTAAGGCATCCCAACGCCTGAAGCGCATGATATTCGCCCGTTATGTGTTATCGTTAATAAGAATTCCACTGCTCTCACGAGTGGTGGAATGTAATTTAAGAAACAAAACGGCCTATTCTCACGAACAGTACGTTTCATATTACAATAACTAAAATCCTGATAAATAAAATATTAACAAATATGAATATACCCAATTATAACAAAGTGTAGTACCCGCACTCCAATTAAATGGAAGCCTCTAAGGGCGGTGCGGGTTTATATATTCATCTTGTCCGGGCATCGAGAGACAGACGGTCAACCTGTCATCATAATACCGTTATCGACCTACACGTGAGAGCCGGACGTTAGTCTGTTTCATTTCCTTGTGTAGCTACTTGCCCTTGGAACGGGTCATGGATTGCTGTCTCACCGTCCCTCCGCATTTTCGCTCATTATGTCCAATATGTCAAAGAACTCGTGTTTTTGTGTGGTGCACCCGTCCTCGAGACGTGATGCGAGGTCTTTAGCCTCTCCATGCACCTGTCGTATTATGGCTGTTACAACTGTTCCGTTTATCTCTGTCCAATCATGCTGTCGGCAATTTGGTATGCTTCAGCTGCGAGCGCGTCTGAGTTGTAGGTCCTTACCCTGACAGGCAATCCTAAAAGCCGTCTGATTCTTTCAACCAAGGTCAAATCCTCCTTAAGATGATAAGGGAGAAGAACTTTCATCGCCTCCATTGCGAGGTGGTCTCTACTGATGTTGCTCTGTTCCATGTTCTTTTTCGTTTTGTATTGTTATTATATGTTCTACTGTCTTATCTACTCCATCGATAAATCCATCCTCGTAGCCTTTATGCCATTCCAATTTATATCCGATGGTTATCAATGTCCATAATGTCATGAAAATTAACCATACTGCTCCTTTATACCATGCCCGGAGGGATAAACTGAAAGGCTTGAACGTGATTGTCGGTTCGCTAATCATTATTGCCACACAAATGGTGGTAATAACAAATACTGTTGCTAATATGATTTCTTTTGTCATAATTATTTGGTTTTTAAGAATATCTTCATTTTATTGCTGCCTTATCTGTTAACCAACATGTTGTTATTCGTTAATGTTTACATTCTTGCCAAGGCTTACCGCAGCTCCGATAAGCGATGCCACGGATACGGTGAATGTCCATGCCGATGCGGCACCTGCTGACAATATCATAGCTATGAACGACAGCGCAGCCCACGCCACGGTCAGTTTCTCACGGGTGGTGTATCCGTTCCACCCTGTATCAGCGGCCCAAAGTGCATATAATTTTTTCATTGTCATCTGTGTATGTAGTTATACAATGTTTCTTCGGTATACAGGAAGCGCTTGCCCACCTTTATGCGGGGGATATCTCCGCCAAGTTTGTAAAGCGTCGAAAGCGGCATCTTCAAGTATTCGGCCGCCTCTTTAGCTGTCAGCTTCGTTTCAGCCTTGGCATGGGGCCGATTGCCCTCTATCTTGGCGAGAACCTTGTCGGCCACCATGTCAGCAAGCTGATTCATCTGATAACGTGTGAGTTTAAACTCCATGATACTTTAGTTTTTTTATTTATGATATCAATATGTTCTCTGCCTTTTTTTCTATCAGGCCCCAGTCACAGACGAGATTAACTTCTTCATCTTCTCTGTGGGCCTCCACGTTTGCAATGCTAACGTAAGCGTCAGTAATGATATATGCGCCTGTTTCGTTCTCGGTATAGCCGCATACCTCTGCGTGGCCCTCAACAAGCACTATCATGTCGTCAATCTCAATCTCGGTACTGAACTCGCCATTGTCTGTTTCTCTTGCAGCGTCTAACACCGCGTCAAGTATTGCTTGTTCTATTGCTGTCATACCTTTTTTATTTATTCGTATTTCTTTATTATGTCGTCCACAAACAGGAAGAGGAAGAAACTATTGATATTGATGTTATGCAAACCTTTGGGATGACCTTTATTCTATCGACTAACACGCTCTCTGTATCTTTCGAGTAGTTTTGTGCCAAAGCTATTACGTCATCATTCACAATGACGAGAAAACCAGAACTTGTGACTTCACATTTATTGGCGGAGTAATGTCTTATATCCTGCCATCCAGGTTTTGTTACCGAATAGCTGTTAAGCCATTTGACTTCGACTTGCAGACCAATCTTCAAATCTTTTATTTCCATATCTCTTTATAGGTCTTAAAATATTAAGTTTCAACTGTTTTGTGTCAATCACCGCAATAACGTCCGCAACCATATCCGAGAGTGCGTTTTGCCTCTTCTGGCGACACATTCATACCGGCAAAGATATCGAACGTTTCAACTTTCGGCAGCTTGACAATCTTTATTGCTTTCTTCACATTGATAGTGCCGATACGTATCAGCAATTTCACAGTATCCCATGCCCTGCGCAATACCTCACCCCAAGTACATTTGTTGTACTTGCTTTTGAAGTTGGTGTGTGCGACGGTCATCACCTTGCGGCGTATCTCGTTGCTTGTCATTGTTACCTTGTAAGCTGCCATAATTGTATATATTAATGTTAATAAACTCTTGTTACATCTATCGTCCCTGTCTCACGGTTGACGTGTGTAGACCATTTCTTGTTGTACATGAGCCCCAGCGTCTGTGCGCTTGACCTTACCGCATTCGTCTGCAAGAGCGGCCATGACCTTACTTCACCTACTTCCATAGCCCTCAATGTGGGGTGTACAGGTAACTTTTTTACTTCTTCGTTTTGCATAATTAAATTAATTGTGTAACTTTATGACGCAAAGGTAATAAAAACCTTTCTATTAGACAAGAAAATATTGAATTATTTTTCAAATAAATATTACCCGTATGCACATAGGATTGAAAATCAAGGAATTAGCAGTAAGGAAAAACTTAACTCTTGCTGACATGGCCAAAATCTTAGGAAAGACCAAACAGGCTATTTATGAAATTGTGGATAAAGAAGATGTGAATAGCGCGATACTAAAACAGCTTTCAAGTTATTTTAATATTCCTATTTCTTATTTTTTTGGGGAAGACCAAGAAACAATTTCCATTATTCAAGAAAAACTTGCCCGTACCGAACAAGAGGTTTTAAGACTCAAAAGTGAAAATGAATCATTAAGAGCTGGACGAACATCGTCAACAAAAGTGTTAATTGAGTTAGATGTTACACCCGATGAATTTATCAAGATGGGGCTACATGATAAGATTGTTCAAGTTTTAGATAAAAAATAAATGATTACAATAAGTATGTCAGTTGGAGCGATTTGTTGTGTGGTTGCCCTCGCACTTATAGTGGGTGCTATATGTTTTATATATAAAAATAGGAGTAAATGTAGGAATCACCCTATTGTTATTGGTATGTCCGTTATATCTTTGATTATATCAATTTCCATTTTGATATATTTATGTTGTAGTGGTGGAAACTGCGGTATCAGCAATATAAATTTTGCGGATACATCTGTCACTGTGCTTGGAACGATTGTAGCATTGTTAATCGGCTGGAACATATATTCTGTAATAGATTTCAAGAAACAGAGCCAGCAAATCAACGACAAAGGAAATGAAGTGATAAAATCTCATACAACGTTAACAGAAGCGTTGGATGAAAAAATTGAAGAGAACAACAAAAAAATTGAAAAGAAAATGCAGGAAGAAAGAAAGAGTATGGAGTTGATGTTTTCCTATAAAGAAACAGTAAGTCTTATTAATTCAAATCCAGATTTAGCTTTCCGCAGGTTCTTTGATATTATAATTCAAAGCAAGAAATTAGAAGAAATAAACCTTTTTGAACTTGCATTAGCTATGGCGGAGTATATTGCTCGAACGGAAGACAAGGAGAAAATGTCAGATTTAGTTAAACGGTTACCTAATAAAATCCGTGAAGATTTCTTCAATGAAGCGACAGAGTTAATAAAATCTTTAAGCAAAGACCCTGATGGTTTTAAAGATTTGCTTGACTTCGTTAATGAGGTTTATGGGAACACCAATATTAACAATCCAATGAATTAAGAACATATTTAAATGCTATCACATTTAAAAGAAAAAATCAATGATGAATTGATTATGGGAAGAATAGAATCCCGATATGGTGACTATAACCATATTCCCCAGGAATATAGGGACAAAGAAATAGAGCGAGAGAGCAATCTCGCCACAGTCAAATATTCACAAAAAACTTTTATCGTGGCTGTGATAACGCTGATAGTGACGGTTTTGACACTTGTTGTAACAATTATAAAATAATTATATATGGAACTGAAAGATTTCGTAAGCAAAACCATTATGGGTATAATAGAGGGAGTGCGAGATGCTCAAATATTAGCGAGAGAATACGATGCTTTTGTAAATCCGGCCGATACGGGAGTATTAAGCGTGTCAAAGACCATCATGGCTAAAGATAATGATAATATAACATTTCTTCAGCGTGTGGATTTCTCGCTGTCATTGATGGAATATAAATCAATTGACGGAGGAGTAGGCATAAAGGTTGCAAAGATAGGCGGAGAACAGCAAAACACAATAGAGAACAAAGTCTCATTCAGTGTTCCGCTGGTTCTGCCCACGGACAGATGTAAGCGCCATTAGTAGGAATCGCACTCGCCATCTTTGACATAGCGGCCAATCTCTTCAGCCTTGCGGATAACCATCGCCGCTTCTGTATCAGGCCCTACTATATTGCTGTTAATGATTGCGGAAACCAAATTGGCCCTATCTTCAAGTGACAAAACGCTCTTTTCCATGTTATCATAAATTTGGAAGCAAAGATAGGTATTTTTCTGCATAATACAAAATATATTTGAAACATAAATACAAATCGTGATATGAATAAAGAATACATTAAATCAATGCTTGCCATTCTCGAATACGCTCAATCGTTGGGTCAATCGAAACCTATGGATACAAATGTATGCAGAGATAAGGCCGGAGATTATTGGGAGGCTATTAGGATGGATTTAAAAAACAAAGGAGTGCTACTTTTGTATAGTGAGGGTAGCACCCTTATAAAGGATGCAAACAAAATTCCTGCCATCATCGCAGAATACACGGCAATACAGCGAGAACAAGAGGATGACAAACAAAGGGAAGAAGAGAAAAGAGAGCTTGTAAGGCTACAGACTGAAGAACTTAAATACAAGAAGAAGATACGAAAATTGGAACATATTGTTTTGGCACAACGTGTCGTAGAAGCTGTATTGTCTCTTATTTCTATCGCCTTTGCTATTGCTTATTTCTGTGCGAAAAACAATCCATGAGGATTGCCGTTATAGACATCAATGTGCAAGTCGTAGTCTGTCATCAAGAGCATCAGCGATTGGCATATATGAGTGGCGAGTTCCTCGTCTGAAACACCACTGTTCCTATAGCTGGACAATGCAATTTGAATGATAGACCGAGGATCGGGAACATGCTTGTTGTTGGCAATGGTGTTGAACGGGATGATAGGGACGTCTCTTTTGTCCAAAATCTTTTTTGCACAAAAGTACAAAATGTATTTGAAATATAAATATAAATTATGAAAATATCAACAGAGGGAATAGAGATAACCAACCGTTTCTTCGAGGCTATCGAGGAACTTGTTAGGCGTGGCAGCATACGCGGCTTGCAGACATTCACAAGGCGATATAACCTTAACTATTGGAACATTACAACAATTAAAAAAGCTCCCGATTCACATGTTTTGAAGCCGGAATGTCTGTGTTATCTTGTTCGTGATTATGGAGTTTCCGCAGAGTGGCTGTTGACCGGAAAAGGACACATATTCGCTACATATGTTACCTAAATGATACCACAGTAAAACAGTATAAATATAAATGGTTGATATTTAAATAATTATATAAATCGAGTGCAATCCCTACGGAATCACGGAAGGAGCACTCAAAAAGTGCTCCTTTTCCATTGAAATACAAGCAGTTACAAATAAAGCATCACACTAAACCATAAAATACGGTATCAAAAAAGGTGGCGGTTATTGTCCGTTATTGTCCGTTTTTATCCGTTTGTGATACCGAATTGATACCGCCGTATGATACCATTTTCGTGATTTACAAGAGGAACCCAAAAAGAACTACAATTATGATTCCAAAAGTAAGATTAGTTTTTGACAGGAAAAAAATTGCGTCAAAAGACAAAAAAGGACTTGTGCAGATAGAGGTGCTTTATGCTGGCAAGCGGAAGTGGATTACCACCGGCATAAAAGTGTATAAAGACCAGTGGCATGACCGTAGCGGTGTAGTCAACTCGTTTGACGCATTGAGGTACAATGAGGAACTTCACAAGCAATGTCAGGTGCTCGAGACATGGCTGTTTGACACATTTGGTCCGGGCAAAGAGACTTTCGATTGGGAACGGCTTGACCGGTGGCTCAACACAGCCCATCGGGGCAATAGCTTCATAAAGTTTGCATACGAACGTATCGAAAACCGTAAGGATATACGGGAAAGCACAAGAAAAACGCAGCGAAAACTCATAAAGTCACTTATGGACTTTGGGCGCATTGAGTGTTTCGGTGATCTGAAGAAGTCAAACATCATAGCATACGACAAATGGTTGCATGAGATTTATGACAAGCAATCCACAATAAGCAGCTACATCAAGTTCCTGAAGATATACGTCAACGAGGCAATGAAGATGGATCTGATAAAGGAAGATCCATTCCTCGGATTGAAATTCAAGAAAGGAGACCCGAGGTATGACAAGTTCCTGACAGAAAAGGAAGTTGAGGCTGTTAGGACGGCTACCCTGCCCTCCTCCAGTCTGCAACATGTGCGGGACCTGTTCGTCATCCAATGCTATACAGGACTGGCATTTTCCGATTTGATGGCTTTTGATTTTTCTAAAGCAATCAAAAGGGGAGATAAATACGTATTGACAGGCAACAGGACGAAAACAAATGAGGGGTATTACGTTGTCTTGTTGCCGGTGGTAATGGAGATACTGAAGAAGTATGACTACAAACTGCCAAGATTCAGCAATGCGCAATATAATATGAGACTGAAAATTGTTGCGGATGCCGCAGGAATTGAGAAGCCTATATCAAGCCATTGGGGGCGGAAGACGTGCGGGTATATGCTATTGAACAACGGATTCAGCATTGAATCGGTTGCAAAGGTTCTCGGCCATGCTGACATCAAGACCACGCAGACCACATACGCGAAGATACTTGATGAGACAATAGACAAGTCGTTTGAAGATTTGTTTTGATAAAAAATCCCGCCATCGTGTATCGTCACGTGGCGGGTTCCAAGTTTGGTGTTGTTATATCGAGTTTGGCATCGTCTTCATTGCATTGCGGCCTTGAACGTGGCCCTTATCTGCTCCTTAAGGAACCGGATGTCGGCATACAGCCGTGTCACGGCCTTTAGGGCCTCCCCGCTTGTGTCGCTGTCGTCCGGATGGTCTATTATGCCAATCACCTGGCTTACGGCCTCGCCCTCGTCAATGTCGTCGATAGTGGCGAAAATATCTTTGGCCTCGCGTACGGGTATCTGTATTGTTTCTATAGTCTGTATATTCATATTGTTCGTTTCCATATTATTTCAAGTTTTTTTAGTTGTTGTTATTGCTCTTATTCCATGTTATTTGATTTCAAAAGTGGCATTATTGCATCCATCTGGCTCGATGTTGGTCTGTTGTGCGGCCGATCCCTATCACTAACATTCTTTACTTTTACCAATTTGATATTTTCACGCCATTTGTCCCGTAAGGATTGATAGGCAAGAAGACCCGATATGTCTCTGCTAAAATATCCGAGCATCGCAGCTCTCTGAAACATAATGAATGTATCTTGGAGAGGTTGACAGACTTTCCCATCGTATTTCCACGAACATGGGACTTCCCTGTCACCAAAAAGAATTACACCATCTATTCTGTCGGGGATGTAATTGCAATCAATATCATAAACATATCTGTCTATCCTCACGGGAAAACCGCATTGTGTCTCATATCTGAAAGTCGGATTGCTCTTACTGCCCTCGCTGTTCTCTTGATTTTTGGGGCTTTCCTCTTGATTTTTGGGGCTTTCAATAATAAAAAGCAAAAGTATTATACCAAAGATTACCATTCCTAAAAGTATTCCTAAAAGTATTTCCATTTTATTCCCTCCTTAAATTAAAAAATCCTTGTAAGTTTCCCGTCCGAGGGGTTGCCGCCGAAAATATTGTGAATCATCGCACGGCCTTTCTCCGTGAATACGGTATATGAGTTCGTGCCCACGCTGCCGTCGTTGCGCGTGAACTGGTGCGTGCGCATCTTGGTGTAGCCCTTTCCCTGGTACTTGGCCGTGAGCATCCACGTGCCCGACTGGTAGAACATTACCTTGCGCTCTTTGAGTGCCTTGTGGAACTTGGCTGCGTCCATGCCTATCTCTTTGGCTATCTGCGTGGACGTGTAGGTATTGACACTCTGTAACACTTCGTCAACATACCTCACTTTCGGGGCGGCTTGGCGTAGTTGGGCATCTTGCAAAGCATTCTTTTCTTCGAGTGCACGTACTTTTTGTTCTGCCATCTCAACTCTCTTTTGCAAAATCTGTTGGGAACGCATTAGGATGTAGTCATCATCTTTAAGCATAAGTTCACGCTTGTTGAACTCATTAATGAAACGTTCCTTAAACTCACCGGCCTTTGCGCCTGTGTACCCCATGACAAGGAACGAAAAGCCATCCTTGGTCATTTCGTAGGCTTTCTGAATACGTCCCCGACTATCGGTGTATTCAATAACGCCAAAATTGGCGGCATTAAAATTTGACGAACACGAGAGATTTTCAATATCTCTCACAACTTTGTTGTGTTCCTTTCCGAACACCTGTGCAACGATTAACGATGTGGTCACATCATTGCCATTGCTGTTTTGAATAACTAATTCTGCCATCTTGTAGCTTTTTGATGGTTTAAGGTGGACATAAAAAAGCGGCCACCATACACGCTGCTACAAGATGGCTGCACACTCCGAGAGGCACAATTAATCTTACGTGTAGGCGACCGCCTATATATTAAAGTATGGGGCATAAAAAATGCCCAAATCAACTTTGAGCAACTTAACCGGTTGCCCAACGGAGCAGATACGACTGCCATCTTGTAGCGTTGCAAAGTTACGCATAATTTTCATATTACCAAAGAAAAACCGAAAAATTTTCAAAAATATTTCTTTGAGTGCCTTGTGGAACTTCGCCGCGTCCATGCCTATCTCTTTGGCTATCTGCGTGGACGTGTAAGTGTTCACAGATTGCAATACATCGTCGACATACCTCACTTTCGGGGCTGCGGCTTTGAGTTCGGTCGCCTGCGCATTTATAGTCCTGTCTTTCATGGCGTTCTCCTGTTTGGCCTGTTCAATCTGTTTCTGTTGCTCCTCAATACGTTCTTGTTGGTGAGCTGCAAGCAATAACGCTTCTTTGAACGATTGAGGGACTTTGTAGCCGCCTGCCTGTTTCTCTGTTTCCAGCTCTTCCCAACGGTTAATGATTTTGGCACGAAGATTTGCATCATAGCCCGAAGCCAAAAGCAGACTGTCTTTCTTAGTGAGACGGTAACAAGGACGTTCCTGGTTATTTGCATCTTTATATGTGCCCAATTCAAAATTGAATGCGGCTCTATCTTCCAGCTGTTCAAGGAGATTGCGTATGTCACGCATGATGTTTGAATGTTGCTTGCCTGTAATCTCGGCAATCTGTAAGGAAGTGATGTAATCCATTTCGGAGGATTGTGCCGTTGGTTGTAGGGTACTGTTATTCCCCGACAAACAAATGTTTTCTCGTTTGGACATTGTTTAACATTGTTTGTTGTTATGGGACAAAAGAAAACGGTTTCGCCTGTCCCTTTGTCCTACACCAGAAGTGGCAGTTATGGCCATTAAGCCATAGCAAGGGGGTACGAAACCGTTATATATTAACGTCAAGGCATAAAAAATGCCGAAACGCATTTGTTCGGCTGACTTGCAGCCATTCTCGAAATAGGACACCGCAAAGTTACGAATATTTTTCATATCACCAAAGAAAAAACAGGAAAATTTGAAAATATTTTCTTCAAAATCTTTCTGTATTGCCCAACTGGATCTTGTTAGACTTTAGTAAAAATTGTTAAAACAATAAGCTCTATCATCCGATTTTTAGTACCTTTGCAAGAAAATACGCTATATCTACCGATAAAGCAAGTATATTTCGACCAAATCGTGGCAGGAACGAAGAAAGAGGAATATCGTGAAATCAAAGAGGGAATAACAGCAAACCGCTATTTGTTGAAAGACAGCAAAGGTAAGTATGTTCTTAATCCAGAAGTAACGGAAGCTGGTAAAGAGTATTTCATTGATGATTACAATAATGGTTATTTCCCGTTTGTTCCAAAGTCATATAAATATCTTTCTCTTGCCGTAGGATATGCAAAAGAACGTGATACGGCTTTGGTAGAGGTTGATGGTTTTCATTTTATTCCGAACTTGATACGTGCTAATCTATATGCCTTTTGGCAGATAGCTTTCCATATAGGCAGGGTGGTGGAAGTACATCGTAAATAAAAAAAACATCAATTGGATATAACTTTTGAGAGTGAAAAGACATTGAAAGATTATGTTAAAACGTTGCCGAGTGGTGAATGATATTAATTTGTTTATTATTTGGATTATGTATAAATAACGGGGTAGTGCGAAAAAACACGCCTTTGCTTTACCACCCCCGATTTTTTTTCATACCTTTGTGAAAATTTCACAAATCAACATTAAATAAATTAAATCAAAATTGAAATGAAAAAGTTTTTGTATCTAAACAGTAAAATGATGGCCATTATGCTGGCCTTGGTTTTTAGTGTCAGTTTCTGGTCTTGCTCTGATGATGACGATGATGACAATAGCGGTGACCTCAACAAGTATGAAAAAGTTCTTGTTGGTCAATGGATATCTATTGATGATGACATGGAAATTCTTGAAATGCAACTAAAATCCAACCGTGCAGGAAAATTCAAAGTTATTTATGATGGAAAACTTGAATCAGAAAGCAATATAAAACATTGGGAAGCTACGCAAAACAGATTGACAACAATAGATGATGAAGGAGATCTTGAATCATTCTATTATAGAATAGATGGTAATAAAATGCAATGTGGAGACGTGTTGTATAAGAAAAAGTAATAATAAAAAAACAATCAAGATGAAAAAACTTGTTATTTTAACAGCAGCTTTCTGCTTTTGCCTTTCAATTAATGCTCAAATTTTAAGAGTTGAGGAATTGGAAAAATATGCAATGGAGAAATATGGTGAAAAATGGGTTGATGCAGCTGAAAATTTAGGTTCTAAAATAACCTTAGACAAGAACAATGCCGTTACATTTGTTCAAGTAATTCCAGCAGAGGGCAAATCGAAAGAACAGTTGTACGTATTACTGAATTACTGGTTCACAGCATCGTTTAACGATTCTAAATCTGTAATAAAATTGAATGACAAGGAATTGGGAATAATCATTGCAGAAGGTAATATTGCTGATATAGCCCAACATTTTGGGACTATATATGGATATTACGTTAGCATAAAGCCAGTGATTAAATGTGACATCAAAGACGGGAAAGTACGCGTCACATATACTTTGCCATTTTATAATGTAGTCAGATTTTTAACTGTGAATAAGAATGCACGGAATAACGAAACGTGGCTTTTGGATTCTTGTTTCCCTTTCGTTAAAAAGGATTCACACAAAAAAGCCTCCAGTAAAGCCCTTGTAATGGCGCATGCATATTCAAATGTTGTAATAGATAAAATCGAAGAATGTATAAAATCTGGCTTAACAGGTAATGAAAACGAAAATTGGTAATTAAGTCTGAAAAGAAAAACAGCTTTAGACTAGAGAGCCGTCCTGTATATCATAGATAACTTGTCGCCAAGCCCTTTTTTAGCATGCTATATACCTCATGCATGTGGTTATGGCTCAGAATTGTGCTCCGTCTTCTGTTTTTCCCTGTTTTATTTACCATAGGTGAATTTTATTTACATCTTTACAGATGCCAAACTAATAATAATACATAACATCTTCCCGAAAGCTGAGTTCTCAGTCCTCGGCACTTGGGGAGTTGTTATGTATATAACAACGAATTAGTTTGGCGACTATCGAGAGAAGTGCCAGGGGCTTTTATTCTTGGTCACTGTTTGTTCCAAAACCTTTTACCGGCTTTGCCGCGTCTTGTGGCTGCTCCGCTTTTTTTATCCGTTCAATCTCTTCATCCGGTGCATCTGTAAGCGCAAGCATTGTTACTGCCTGTTCAAGTGAGCACAAGCCATCCTTATATAGCTGACCTATTGCAGTCCACGTCTTTTCTTTATCTTCAGTGAATGGCTCGGCAAATTCATGCTCAATGACCAACGAATCCAATACAGCCTTTTTATCAGGGTGCAACATTTTCAATATAGATATGATAACATTCTTCTCTCTGTCAACCAATTCATCATATATCTCTTTACGGTTGTCACGCTTGATATATCCGAGTATCATAGCCCGCTTGATGGCCTCGCCCGATAGTGTTCCGAGACCTTTTATCTTATCAAAGGAAAAGTCTGGTGTGAACGTGTCAAACAAAATCGAATCATTCAAATCCTGCTTTTCTGCTTTCTGCGTCTCGCTGCTTTGTGGAGGGTTGACATATTCGAAGCGTGATTTCTCGCCCATGAGCTGAATCAACTTGCCCGGCTTGTTGGGATCAGTCATTGAATCAATCACGTCGGCAGAGGCCGCGGCGATAGGGTCGGCAAAATAATTGTTAGTGTCTCCAATACGGGAGTCGAGATTCTCTTCACGGTTCAGCCTTTGTTCTGCTCCATCCCAGGCTTTTTCTTGCTGGTAATAGATAACATTGATTTTACCCGTCGGATTAGGGAATGTCTCTATCTCCCATCCGATATTTCCTTTCTTGCAGTAGAAAAGGAAGTCAGGCATCTGAATGTCCCAATGTTGTACTTTCTTTCCGTTCTCTTTCAGTTTGTAACCGTGCGCAAAACTTGTCATGTTCCCGTATTGGTCAAACAGCGGCCTGAGCTGGTGCCCTTTAGACCTCGCAAGTATAACAGTCTTCACTGCCATCTCATTCGTACGGTCATCCCTGTATATATGATATAGTTTTGCACTCTCCGTCTCCGCTCCGGCAAGTCTTTTTACTCTTCTCATATTGGAATCGAACCGCTGTTTTTTCAGAAAATCCATGAACAGAGTAAACGCTTCGTCATTACCGTCTTTTTTCTTCCACTTGATATTATTGCCAAGCAAAAAGAACAACTCCACTTCGTTTATGTATCGCTGACGTGTCCTCGGTAGCTTCTCCGTGATATACGGGTCATCCCCCTTACGATATTTGTTCGGACGCATCATTACATCGTGCATCTTCGGGTCATATTCACCGATGGCTCTATCTACTTCAATGTCCCTGTTCTGCATCAGACCGATTGCCGTTGATATATCACCATCCTTTATGAGTTGGTATATATCCCGCTCAACTCCCGAACTGTTTAATATCATATTCCGGAAGCTGGTTATTATCTGCTGAACATAATTCTCCATAATGTCATTTTGTTATGTTAAACAATCTTTTACTTACACCCTTTTGTCTTAACCTCGTGATTTTTCTGACCAAACAAATATTTTGCTATATATTTCAATGGTTTCGTTTCTTTTTGAAATGTCAGAATATTCCCAAATCGGACTTATTCACTTTCTTCGGCTTTATAATATTCCCGAGAATACAACCATTAACATAATAACGCACAGCATCCCAACCATGATTATCGTGGTCTTCCGGCTCGTTTATGTAGTTTCCGTTCTTATCCTTTGCCCAAACATAGTTACGCGCTTCTTTTTGCAAGTTATAGGAACGTTCTGTAATAAAAATGTTATCAAAGCCTTTTATCCTGTCTATCCCTGCAACGATAGAGCCTGCCCCCTTTTGTACAGGATATATGATAACACCGCCATTCGATATTTCTTGCACAAGTCTCGGGTCTGCACTTTCTGAATACGTGAAAAGATTTTCTTTTCTCAATTCTTTAATCAAATCGGAAGATAGCATATTGGTCTTGTAACAACATTCATCAAGGTACAGGTCATTGTCAACAATTCCACATTTAACAATCGCAGAAGGGTCATTGGTAAAACCGAAGTCAAGACCACAGGCAACCTTTTTTGCATAAGAAGGAAATTCTTTCACGACACCCCATTTCTTGAATATCGCTCCTTCCGCGACATCAGCCCAACGGCCGATGACGGTATGGGCGTATTTCTCGGAATTTTTCTCTTTCATATGATTCACCTCTTTCAAAAACTCTGGAGAAAGGTTCTCCAAGTTGTCAAAGTAAGTAGTATGGATATGCTGCACATTAGGGTGGGTAGATATTTGTACCTGCACACCGTCAATCTCAACCAACTTGTGAGTCTTCTCTATGAACCGTTTATAAACCCAGTGATTATTGTCGGTTGGATTCATTACGATAATAATGCGGTTCTGAATGCCTTTCTGACGTATGGAGAGCATAATGGTTTCAAACTCTTTTTCCGAAACCCATTCCTCGGCCTCGTCAACAACAAAAGTGGTAATGCCGTGGATTGATTTCAGCTTGGCTGTCTGTATGCCGGAAGATGTCTTGATTCCACGGAACATTACAGCGCCGCCACTACGCAGATTCTTCACATCTGTTTTAGTGCTCTTGTAAAACTTAGAATGCCCGTCAAGCTCCACCTTTTCCATAAACTCGGGAATAACGGAGATATGTGCGGACACCATCGTATATCGAGTATAAAGAACCTGATGAACTATTCTCTTGGCAGGAGACGGGTGCCGTACTTCAAAGAGTAAGCGTTCTATGAATGTGGAAATATTAAAACTTTTTCCACTGCCTCTTCCGCCTGTCACAAGGATAATAAATTTGTCCTTGTTGTGGTATAATGGAGAGTATATTTTCTGCGGCTTAATCTTCACTTTCGTTATCCTCCATCCATTTGTCTATATCAATGCCGTTCTCGCGTTGCAAGTTGCTATATTCATCTTGATTACGCTCGACCTTTCTCCAATCTTCATCGTGATGGTACAGCCAAACGGACATAGCTTGAAGGTTGGGAGCAAGTTCGCTTTCGCTGACTTGCATTTCTTCCTCACCTGTCAAATTACCTTCTATATCACGCAACTTTCTAACGACAGTGCTCTTTGTTTTGATACCACCAAGAGCCATTGCGAGGAACTTTGCACGGACGGCAGCGTTGATTTGCGCACGCCCACGCGCTAATACTTCCGATATTTCCTTGTACTTTGTTTTCTTTTCGCAGAAAGTATGCGGTAAAATTCCTATCGCATACGCGATTTCTTTGTCTGTGAATCCTTTTTTTGCATACGACTCAATAAGAGAAAGAAATTCCTCACCGGTATAGTTATACTTTGGCTTTCTTCCTCCTTTACCTTTTCTATTTTGAGATTCACCTTTACTCATAATTAATTAACCGTTTGCCAATCCGACCTGTGTTTCTTGCTGCGTTCATAATTCGCGAATTATTTGCGTCTCCGGGATAGGCTCTTTTTAATCTTTTTACAGTGCCAAGTATTTCGTTAAAACTTCTTTGTCTTCTTCTGACTCAACTGTCCTCCCAATAATTAATCTATTATTTCTACTTGTTCATCGAACACCTCACCCTTTATAAACTTGGAATAAGGGTCATATCCGAACCTCTCACAAAAAGCGGCTTTTGCTTCGTAAGTGTCAAAAGAAAGCATCACATAGGCATCCATGCTTTCGGCTTGCTTTTGTGCGTTCTCTTTGACTTTCTGCTTAACCTCCTTCATGTGGGCAATCTTTTCGGCACGTTCCAACTGTTTGGCTGCTTTATCGGCTTCTTTCTGTTCTGTAACTGGCGCCATCATATCCGACAATGCGTCTGCAATGGAGTTTTCTTCTTCGGTTTGGAGAAGATAGTCAACGCCAATCATGTTCAGGTCGGCATCGGTCAGACCTGCGTCTTTCCAGTCAATATCGGGAACGAGCTTTGCAAGCGCATCGAAGTCCCAATTTCCACCAACATTCGGATTATTGAGGGTGATGTTTAGCTGCTTCTCTGTTTTCTCATCAACATTGATAAGTTCCACACGAAGAGTATAATCGTTTTCATGCGTGGATTTATCGTATTTGTTCAGTTCATCGAGTACAGCAACTTTTTGATGACCTCCGACAATGGTATAACCAGTAGCTTGGTTTACGACAATGCCACCAACTACACCATACAATTTGATGGAACGCTTCAGTTGCTTGCGCCCCTCATCCGATATGGTACGTGGATTGTAAGACGCTGGCTTTATCTGCGAGCGTTTTAACTCAACTGGTTTACTGTTAAAATATTTATTGTCCATCTTTATTTTACTCTCTTATATGTCCGACCGTGTTTTATGTCACTGATTATATTATCTCTAATGTTTAGACTATTGGCTATATCAATGGCTCTTTCTCCATTTTCCAACCTAATGCGAACATTTCGTACTTGCTCGTCTGTTAGTTTCCCTACTTTTTTGCTCATCCCTTTGTCATAAGAATGTAAGCAGTTGATAGAGTGATTACACCATTCCAAATTGTCTGCACGATTGTTGGTTTTATCTCCGTCTATATGATTTACACAATCATAATCATCATTATTATTAGGTATAAACGCTTCTGCAACAAGCCTATGAACATTATGATTAATGCTTTTACTGTTAAGTCGTAACATTACATTAACATAACCTCCTTTTAACTGGTGTGTTTTGAGAATTTTCTTTTTAGAGAAACACTCACCAACTTTTCTTCTGATTAGCCGGGGCATACTCATAATCCTACCAAAATTTGATATTTGATAAAGACCATTATATCCGCTTATATCTTTCCAAATTTCATCCATTTTTTAAATCGTATTCATTCAAAATTCTTATGCTCATAGGAAATGTTTTATATACGATTTCCAAATCTTGCGGGCAATTATGTCTCATCCATAAGAAACAATCCAAATTAAATCCCAAACCATTACTTGCCTTATTCCCATATCTTACAGGGTTAGGAATATTATTATGCTTCATGTAAGACAGTATTTCTCTTTGTGTAAACTCTGCGAGAGGATAGCATAATCCATTATTTACATATCCATTGGTACGATAACCATCCAACATTAATCTACGATTCATGCCATCAGCCTTTTTCATTCCTAAAAACACATAATAAATGCCGAATTTTATCCTCATAGATTCTATTACATTAGCTAACTTTATCAGTTTTACTTTTGGATTCGGAACACAATAAAGTCCACCTCTCAATATGTATGAAAGATTCCAATGTGGGACTTTCACGAGTTCGATTTTAGGATATTTAGTTTTTGCCCAATTAATCCACCTCTCAATATGGGATAACCCATCACACCAATACATAAATACGCAAACAATCCGGTCAAACTTCGGATAGAGCAAATCAAGCAGAACAAGCGAATCCTTGCCCAAAGACAAAAACAATAGACACTCACTCGATTTTACCCGAATGAGGTCTATATACCGGTTCGCCTGTTCTACCTTGCTCATGGTCAACCTGTAGTCATACCATAAGAGGCACGGACATCGCTATAACGCTGTCTGCGCGAACCCAACTGTGATGTGCCTGTGGCACCTCCACGTCTTGCCACCAATCTGCCTCCAACGCCTGCGCCATTCATATTACGGCGTGGCCCGGCTGTTCTGTTAATTCTTCTTACGACTCAGCTAAAAAATTTCAAATTAGACAATTAGATATTTTTCTCCAACACCTCACCCAATGTATAGTCTATTTGGGCAGCGAGATATTCTTCTCCTTTGTATTCATAAACGATATCATCACCATTCTCATCGGTTAGAATAGACACTTCTTCGTCTTTCACCTCAACAATGATATAAGGACGCTTACCGGTATATGCACCGGTAAGGAACTTGATAGCATCATACTTGATAGGCTTCAACTCTATTTCACCATCTTCAGGCAATTCTTCGTCTGCCTTATACTCTTTACCATTGCAAAAATAAGTTATATACTTTTTTGCGTTGGTAGGTCTGATTTCGCGATATTCATGCGGTTTCTCACCTGCCAAGATCTTATTAAAATACTTTTGTTTGATGCTTAATGTTAAGATTTTCATAACCGTGTCAAATTTAATTTTTATATAGTTGCGGGGGGGATGAATCGAACAACCGACCTTCACCAAGTCAAAGTGACGAGCTACCACTGCTCTACCCCGCGGTATCATCAGCAAAGATAACATTATAATCGTTATTATAATAATGTATCTGCCTGATTTTATCAACAATTCGCTAATTGTTCAGATTTAAATTCTCCGCTATATTATTATATACGGCATCTGCATGGTGGCGAAAGTCAGCATAGTTCTGGTATAGTATGAGCAACTCGGCGCTTTTTGACAGCGTTGTCACCGTGGTGCCCGTCACTCTGCCTATGGCCGGACGCAACCCCTTGGGCATACGACCACCGAAGAACTTACGCGGCGCATACAGGTAGAGAGCTATGAATGTGAATATCTTGCGCCCTAACGTCGTTCTCGCCTCTGCGCCGAGCGTATCACAGAATATCCGATGCAGCTCAGTCATCATGCTGTAATCATGCAATAGCGGTTCTGTGGCAAACTTCTCTTGCTCGACAGCAATAGCCAAGTTCTCGCGCATGTTGCGAATCTCATTCAATATTTCTATTATCTTCTTCGCCATGGTGCAAAGTTAATACATATTTGTATTTCAAATACATTTTTGTCATTAAAATATGTTAATTGAAAAAATATTTTTTCATTTATTTGTGAACATTAATTTTTTTATGTATCTTTGCATCAGATAAAGAAACAATAACAATTAAATACAGCGAGGTATGACACTGACTTATGATAGATTCTTGAGCAGATACACTAAGACAAGAAAAGATGGTAGCGTGCGAATATTAGCAAGATTCAATGATCACTTCGGCAATATGTCGCTTGAAGAGGCATACGAGAGCGAGCTGAAGCGTATCGCCAAGATTGATGAGAGAGAGGCAAAGATTAAGAGATTTGAAAATTTCTTGATTGAAAAAGGTGCTCGTTGCGAAAACAGCAATATATCAGAAAGTCGGTATTACTATTATGATGGCAAGAAATACAGATTTTCGGCCCATGTTTACCCCACCGGCAGCATGACTAACGAAATGCTGGGCGTAGTTGACCTTGCCGCAGACACATATCTTATAGACAATATTAATTTTTAACAATAAACGCTTCGCTATCGGCATGACGGGCAATCAATTATGAACGCATACAACATTTACAACGAAGAACATTACAGTACAATACTTTATCACGCAATCGCACGTGATGAAGAACAGGTTAGAGAGCTTGCAGAAGAAGCCGGCATCAGCCTTGAGGGCTTGACAATTGACTTAGAACGAATGAACGTTAAAGACCAATTGGGTAGACAATATTCTGCCAAGATAGAAGATGCTTTAGTGAGATAATTATGTGCAAAAAAAGATTTATACTTCAGCCATCCCAAGAGCCGGGCTTTTGGGTGGCTACCGATACCGAGCACAATATCGTTATCAAGTTCCGCGAACATCAGTTCAACGATACACAGAAGATAACGCTGCTTGACGGGAACACTTTTGACCGCACGGATGATGCGACACGCATTGCCACTTATCTACGAGAGATTGCAGACTGGTTGCGGCGCGAGCATTACAATACAATAATGACACCTATCATTTAATCATGGAAGAATCAATAAACTTAAATCGGATTCACATCGGAGACATCATAGCGGCCCGACGTAAAGAACTCGGCCATACGGTGCGAGGGCTTGCCGAATTGAGCGGGGTACCATATCAGAACATCAGCAGAATAGAGCATGGGCAATACAATGCGTCTATTGACATTCTGAGCAAAATCTTGGACGTTCTTAATCTGAAGATAGAAATCACATTAAAAAAGCCATAAAGGCAGGGAATTAACTTGGAAAGATGAGCCTGTCGAACTTATATAGTAGTCAAATTCGACCACTTTAAACCCATCGAAAAAATATTTTCAAATTTTCCGGTTTCTTTCTTTGGGGAATGGAAAAATATTCGTAACTTTGCGGTGTCCTATTT